AAGTTTTTCCTAACGGAATGGTCAAAGCGTATCCTGATCCGGGCACAGGAGGACATCCCTGGACCATCGGATACGGCTCTACAGGCCCTGACATCAATCCGGACACAATCTGGACTATGGAGCAGTGCGAGAAGGGCTTAGAAGAGCACATAGAGTACTTCTATGTGGGTGTGATGAAGCTCTGCCCCGGTCTGAAGGATGAGCCACCTAGGCGACAGGCTGCTGTGCTGTCATGGGCCTACAACTGTGGACTGGGTAACCTTCGTATCAGTACCTTCAGGAAGAGGATAAACGAGAAGAACTGGGAAGAGGCTGCGCTGGAGTGCCTTAAGTGGGACAAAGCAGCCGGTAGAGTGCTCAAAGGATTGACTAGAAGGAGACAGGCAGAAAGCCTGCTGTTGAAATAATTAAGCCCCTGTCAAGGAACCTTTAATGGAACCTTGCAGGGGCTTTTTTTATTCCTCGAAGAAATCTCCAATCAGGATTTCAATGAATGGCAACCTAATCATAAGACCAACGAAGCAGACAATATCTTCAGATTTGCCTTCTTCGTCAGTCAAACAATATCTGTTGATCTCGTTATGCTCAATATCAAAGCCGATACCAAGTCTAAACCGTGTCAGAAAATTCATAATTGTTCCTCTGCTATTCTTTTACAGAACATGATAAATTCCTCCTGAACTATGTCCCTTTTCATCATGTTAATTGTCTTATGCACTATCTGTATGTTGTCTTTAGTGTATCCTATAGAAGAATCTATGCGATCTACTGAAGCATCTACGCCCCATAATAAAGGAAGACCAGATAAGGCACATTTTTGATGTTGCTTATTATACTGATCGGAAATATCTTCTATAGTTATTTCAAAACAAAGAGCACGCTTAGTAGCTCCATTACGAAGCCTGCTTATAACCTTTCCCGGAACACCGCCGCAGCCTTTCCAAGCCGGGTTACTTTCTTTCTGCTTTGTGCCCTTACGCAGACGGTTATTATCTGCGGTGCGGCAAGACGCGCACTTGCTTCCTTTTTCCTCTGCTCGTTTTTTGGACACAGGACTAGAAAACAAACGAATCTTACCGCACCTAGGACACGCTAACTCAAATAGCACACTGTCCGGCAACGCACGCGAGCGTCTGGACGCCCTCTACGTTGTCGGTCTTTTCTACAAATGCGTCCCAATCAATTCCTTCTGGCATTTTGGCAGATAGTTCCTCATATTCTTCTTTGGTAATATCGGAATAAGGGGCTTGGACGTAAGTACCGCCGTCCATCGGAAGGAATGATACGCCAGTGATCTGATCAAAGTTATCCCACGCCCATGCACCAACCTTCGGCCATTCCTCTTCCTTGACTGAGATAGTCACAGAAGGCTTATGCTCACAGTAGTGTTTCTGATACAGCAACCATAGACGAAGATGCTTGATAGCATCCAAGTCCTCACGCAACACAGCACCTTCAGCAACAGTCATCGGGAAACTAAATACTGTCGTGCTGTCGGGCTTATAGAAGTCAGCTTCAGCGGGAAAACCTTGAGACTTCAGGAAGGCAGTGAGAGGATCTTTATTATCAGATCGAACGCGACGAATGTAGTACCGACTATGTTGAGGATGAATACCGCTTGCAGTGCCCGTAAGCTGTGACACAGTTCCTTCGGGTTTGATAGCTGTAATCGCAGCACTGCGAGGGATACCGATAGTATCAGCATGGACAGCATTGACATCAACAGCATGTTGTTTCAGTTTCTCAAGAATTGACGGAAGATGCATACAGTCAGGATCATTCAACAACGGATTATCCAAAATACCTGTCATCGATACGCCTAGCAGTCGTTCCTCTTCTGTGTTGTTTTGCCAAATCTTGCGAAGATACGGGAAGTTCGTAAGTGTTGATTGCCAAGTTCCCAGAATAGTTGCAAGACGCACTTTACGCTCAAGATCAGAGTAAGTATCGCTAGAGCGAACAATGACAGAACTAAGGTTACAGAACTGATAAGGCCGCAGAATAATCTCGCTACAGGGATTAGTACCCCATTCTTGATTAGGGTCACGACGACCATTACGTGCTGCCTGAGTTTGACTAGCATACCGATTAAAGATTCCTCGTTCACCAGAATGTGATTCATAGATAGACGACCATTCGCGCATAAACTGACCAACAGACGGCTTAGTCGTGTAGACTGCCGAGTTATTAGCCAATGCCCGTTGTCCATTACCTTCCCACCAGTTTCCTGCCTTGGCGTGTGCCATACGGTCATCACTCAAGTCAGAAAGACTGATCATTGCGCTACGGCGAACCCCTCCAACCACAACGACTTCCCCGACCTTGCACAGAATATCATGGCATTCCAGCGAGTTAAGTTTACGACCAGCGGCTGCTTTGAACTTAGCGACAGTGTAGCGGAAAAGCTCCACCAATGGTTCAGGACCACTTGCTCGTCCACCAAACGTCTTAAGGCGTGTCCCAGCAGGACGTACTGCGGAGACATCCCACTTTGGTACTTCTCCGGCATACAGGAGGGCAATAACCTGTCGGAGTGCCTTTGCCCAGCCTTCCTTAGAGTCCTTGACGACAACCACAGTCTTAGAATCAAACAGACGATCAGGAACTTCCGGCAAACGAGTAACATACTTTTCCTCTACGCTAAAGCCTACCCCCGTACCACAAAGAAGGATATACATTGCCTCATCGAATGCCTTGGGATCATCTACGGGTAGATACGAACAGTTGTATCCTGCCACATTCTGACGATCCAGGGCTTCGCCTGCGGTCATAATAGCACGCATGGACGGAACTACCTCAAGATTAGTAACAGCATCCTGTAGCTCCTTACGAAGTTCAGGAGGAACAAGATAATTGTGTTTCTTTTGTAGATGTCCTTCCATAAAGTCAAAGTAACGATTGACTGTTTCAGGCCAGTGCTCACGCCGCCCTTGATCATCCAAGTACCGTGAATATCGTGACTTGGCAATGTAAGTTTGATACGGGGTCATTAAAATTCCTTCTCTAGTTGTTCTTGTTTGTCTTCAATTAGGTCTTCAAACCTGTCTACAATATCGTCACTCTTCAAGTCTAAAAGCTCTAGAAGCGTTACTTCATCCAAAGTTCTTAGACGATCTTTCAAATCATTAAACGTTAGTGTCATACTTGTCAATCTCTCGCTGAAGATAAAATGCTGCTTTCTTCAGGTCTTCAAGTCCATTCTTTTGCTTATGTCGTGCAACATACTTGATTACATTGGACAGCCTGAAGTTCAAGTTCCAGGCTTCAATGGCATCAATAGGTTGAATATTACTGTAATTGTAATGCTTAGGCTTATTCACCTTATCTTCTGCGGCTTCCTTAGCAGCCTCTTCCGTGTAGATATCATCAGCAACCCACATCGTGAACTGCTTACCGTTCAAGGTAAAGCAGGCATCACATACTGTATGGTGTTTCTGACGAACAGGACCATAAAAGCAAGTGCTACATGATTTGTTTGAGGACATCTTTGGCTTCTCCAATAATTCCTTTAGCAGAGGACCAAGTTGCACAGGAGCTACATTGGTATCGCTGGTATTTACCTGCTTTCGTGTGATTGTAACCACGCTTTTTGACATCTTTGCTCCCACAAGTAGGACACACATGATCGGTGTCTGAGTGCACACCGCGATTAGGATGGTTCTTGATCCACGGAAGGAATCGTTTATACACCTTCTCAAGCAACAGAACATCCTGAACATTGTATGCCTGCATGCGATTCCAGGCTTCCTTGTCCTTGTTCATGCACTTAATCCATAGCTCAAAGCCTTCGTGAGACACTTTCTGCCCGAGCCCCAATGCACGACCAACATAGTCTAGCTTGTTGCTTGGAAACCTGAACTGCTGTCGTGCTGTACGAAGAAGATCAATCTGAGCATACGGACTAGGTGGAGACATTCCAGCCTCAAGAAACTCCTTGTTGAGTGTAGGAATGTCGAATCTAGAACCATTGTAGTGAACTACTGCGTCAGCCTCGTCGAGCAGCTTATGGATGCGCTGTAGCATTTTCTTGCGCCCGCCCATGATGCCGCTAAACATGACATCTTCCTGATCAAGCCACTTAGCAGCCCAGCACAGCATTGCGCTAGAGTCCACGATCTGACTGAT